GTCGCTGATCTAGAAAGGATATGGAACTGCTAAGCGACACCGGCAAATGAAGCCGGAGCCACTTCAGAAGTGCCTGTTGGCACCACTGGTTAGCTGTTGGTTCGGATGCGATAAGTCGAGGTCCCTTGAGAGTTTTTGGCACCGCCAATAGTCTCGCAGGGCTTTCTCTATCATCACATACCGCTCCATAAGGCAGATCGGAGAACTCGCAATGTCTCGCGAGTACTTCGCGGAAGAAGAAGCTGTCAAGCTTCCTCGACCAAGTCGGGAAGAGGTATTTATCCTCTCCTGTCTTTTGATCTGCGACGGCGCCGGGTCCGTGCTGCGGGTAGAGCTCGTTGATGTCAACCTCTGGGAAGAGGCTGATTGTGATCCGGCACACGCTGTCGAGGACTCGTAAGAGCCCTTTGCAGCCGTACCCCGGTCCACCACCAAACAACTCGGGCTCGTGGAAGTCAAGCCGGCGAAAAGCCAGCATAGGATCAACACGGTCCCAGCGATAGCTGGGGAGCCGTAAAGACCTATCGATCTCCACAAACTCCATGACTGACTCAGCAACTGCTTCATCAGTTGGCTCCTTTCTGACCTTCTTAAGCAGCAGAAGTAGCTGCCTAAGGAAGAAAATAACAGTAGGGTCCGGTTGTTGAGCAAGAATACCTTCACCAGAGAACAAGGAGTACCACAAGGAACCAAAAAGAATCGATCCCTTCTTCCATGACCCTAAGGTCGGAGGAAGCTTGGTGATATCCAAATATCCCACGGAAAGGCCCTTTTCTAAGGCCCTTGCTGCGTCGGGGAAGTCTATCATGACCACCCGCAGCCCGCGAGATTTCACCAGTGTTTCCAGACGAGACAGGGTCTCGACCGGACGCAGGTCTAGTTGAGGGAGCCACCTTGAACCATCATTGATTAGCGGTTCGTAGAGGCTTCTAACCAGACCATGTTCTTCAGTCCGTTCCATTTTGCAGGTCCTTCGATGTTGGAGCTGTGAAAACGAACTTGGAAAGGCACTCTTACCACCACCAAGGCCCCCGGGCTTTCACCCAAGGGTCCCAGTGTCCATCCAGCGGCGCTACGACTCGCGATCGGCTAGGTTTCCCACAATAGTAGTGGTAGCCCAACCGACGAGCGCATTCGTGCACCG